GTACTCTTGGTGCTGACGAGCGTGGCGAAGGGGTCTGCGGGCGGTGCTTGGAACCTCGCCTGCGGCCTTAACAAGCGGGGATTCATCGGGGACATGGTGAAACCGTCGTTAGAGTGGTGATGTGACGACGGAGGGGTCAGCCCTTCGCCACAACCGTCATCTGGCAGCTGGTCCCGCCGGCAATGACGGGCACCACGTACGGGAATGAGAAGCAGGCGTCTGGCACTGGGTGGGCACCCACCGTCACCGCCGTGGTCACCGCGGAGCCATCGGAGAAGATCTGGAGGGGGGTCGTCTCATGCCCTGAGGCACCGTACCAGGCAATCTGCGTGGCACCGCCCGTGTTGCCGATCAGTACGCCCGCCCCGGCCATGTGCTGGAAGCTGAAGCGGGGGCTTGACGTGGCGGCAGAGCTGGCCGCCGTGACAGTGACCGTCTCTTGGAAGCGGGTGATTTCGATCATTTACCTTTCCTTTTCAGTGGGTGGGCCTGGCGGTTGATAATCATCTCCCGCAGCTCGCCGTCCTTCTTGCCAGGGTTCTGCTTGCGGTAGCGAGGCAGCTCCTCCTGGACGATCCGCTCATTCAGGACCGTCCTCTTGGGCGGCATGGGGGTGCCCTTGTGGGTCACGGCCCCCTCCACCGTCAGGTTGCGAGCCCTCGCTACTCTCTTAATGTCCGCCGTGGAGTCCACCCACGCCATTGGGTCCCGGTGGGCTCGGCTGTCCGCCAGGCCGCCGATGTAGACCTTGCCGGCCACTGGGATCCCTGCTGCACGGGCCTCCCTGAGGATGGTGTTGGCCTGCTTCTTGGGCATGTCGTCCAGCCACTGCTGGTTCAGGCGGCCCTCCATAAAGGCCCTGTCAGAGCCTCTAGTGCCAGGAGGGGTCTGGGTGGCGCACATAAGCGCCCACCGCTCGCCGTGCGGCAGGGCCCGTTCGTATGTCTCGCAGGCCTCACGGCCCCGGCGGAGGACTTCCTGGGGGATTTCCACCTTGTTGCTCCGGCCCCGGCGGTGGTGGCGGCGGCGGCGGGGGCGGCACCGCGTACTTCGCCACGTCCATGTCCATTGCCCGGCCCCAGTCGGCCATTAGGGCGTTGAAGAGCTGCGGCTGGCCGGCCTGCAAGAGGCCCTGGGCCACCGGCATGATGATCTGCATGGCGGAGTTGATCTGCTCCACCTTCGTCCCCGGGTTGGGCTTCCGGGCACTGCCGGCCTCCACGCGGAAGTCGAACTCCCGCAGGAGCTGCTCCGGGTCCATGGACTGCACGTGCATGGCCCAGGCCTGCGCCGCCAGGGGGCCCATCAGCGGCAGCACGTCCTGCGGCTGGATCAGCCAGCGGGCCAGGAAGGCCTCCTTGCGGGCCAGCTCCGACAGGGCGTCCTCTAGCTGGTTCGCCATGTCGTCTGGCCGCACAGAGATCTGCTCAGCCTTCACGGTAGCCTCAGCAGCTGACCTGAAGGATGCCCTGGTCATGCCGTAGACCAGCTCTGTCAAACCGACGCGGCGGTCGAACAGCTCAGTGACGGCGGCGACGATGTTCCAGAGATCCGTGGGCACGCCAGGAAGCTGGAAGACGCTGATGATGTCGTTGACGCTGCGGCCGATGGCCTCAGAGATTTCCACAATCTTGAAGCCCGACTCGTCGGAGTCCAGGATCTTGGCCTTGATGTCGTTGTCGGCGGCCTTGGCTACGCCGATCAGGGTCTGGCTGGAGGTGGCGATCTTGGTCGCCATGAAGCTCATCGCATAGTTGATGAACCGCAGCTCACCAATGCCCGGCTTGATCAGCGAGATGGGGTACGAATACCCGGGCTTGCCGTGCCACTGGAGGATGGTGCAGGGCCAGCCATTGGGCTCGGCCCAGAAGGGGATCGGCCACTGGGCCGCCTGGAACAAGGCGGGAGGGACCCCCGTCTCGTCCACCTCCTCCTGGAGCATGTCCGGGCGGATGTTCAGGGGGTGATCCACGCCCTCGCAGACGACGATGTAGCAGTACTCGCCCAGGGCGTCGAACTTGCCCTTCAGCTCCTTGGGGGCGTCTTTCAGCCGGTCACCGAATCCGGTCTTGGAGTAGATCTCCCAGTAGGTGACCAGGTCGTTGGTCTTGCCCATCTTCTTCTTCGTCTCGTAGCCCCGCTCCTTGCGAGTGCTGCGAGAGTCATAGCTTTCGGCGTGGCCCTTCAGCTGCTCGGGGTCCATGCCGAACTTGGCGGCCACAAACTCCTTGGGGTGGCACCGCCGCCGGGCCATCCACAGGATGTCTTCCTGGTCGTCGGCGTCCGGGTCCCACAGGACGTTGTCGAAGCTCTCATAGAAGCTGCCGGCCATCCGGGACTCGCCGCCGGGCACCTGGTACAGCTCCGTAAACCAGCACCCCGCACCCTTGATCAGGGCCTCGTCCACCACCTTGCGGTTGTGGTTCTTCAGGTTCAGCTCATTGGGGGTGTAGTTCAGGTAGTCTTCCAGCAGCTTGCAAATGATGTCCCGCCGCTCCGACAACATCTGGGTCTGCTGGACCTGCTGCTGGTACATCTGCATCATCGGGTCCATCATCATCACCGGCTGGCCGTCCGGGCCGATGACTGGCTGACCGTCAGGCCCCATCTGGGGCACGGGCGGCTGCGGGAAGACCCCCAGCATCTGGGGCGAGATGACCGGGTAGGTCCTGGGAGTACACCGCCGGGATGGGTTCCGGTGATGGATGACGGACCCGAAGAGCCGAACAGCCTCCCAAACACGGTTGATGGTCATCCGAAAGGCGGGCGGGGAGATGCCCTTGATGAACCCCTTCTCCCCGCGGGCGTACTCCGACCGGAACATCCAGGCGTTGTCCCCGTCGTAGAAGTTCATCGCCTCATCGGCGTCTTCCTGGAACGGGCGCTTGTGGTCTTTGGCGAGCTTCAGCTTCTCCAGCCACCCCTGAACAAGGGGCCGGAGCGGGTTCTGGTCAGACATGGGCGGTTCCTGGGCTACTTCTTATTGCCCTGGGCCGCCCGCTCCAGGGCCGAAAGCCGCTCGGAGAGCTGGGCCAGGCGAGGATCCCGGGGCCGGCTTTCCCAGATGCCAAACTTCTTCCACTCCACGCTCGTCTCCAGGCGGGGGTCGTCCTTGTGGTGGACTGACGGCCTCTCCGTTCCGCCGTAGCCAGGCGCCAGGACCCACAGCTCCAGAGTGTCCTGGCCCACCTTGGACACAAAGGCCATCTGGGCGGGGGCACCCTCATGGGGACGGTACAGCACCGTGTCTCCCAGGCTCACTTCCGGCATCTTCCACGCATCCATGATCATCCCTTTCTGCTAGGACCTAAGACCACATAACCCTTGCCATCGTCTCCCTGGCGTTTCTTCTTCTCCGCCAGCCATTTCACGTACCACGGCTCCTTGCCAGGCCTCAGGGGCGGCTGGTGGTACTTCGGCTCGTAGGCACAGAGGTACTCCAAGCACTGGACGGCATGCACGTCGCCCCGCGTGTTGGGCACGTCCGTGATGAACGGCCCGGAGTTGCTCTGGATCACCTTCTTCTTGTATCGCTTCAGCTCCCGGATCAGCTCCGGCGTGGCCCCCTCCAGGAACTTCAGCTGCGTGCTGCCGTCGCCCCGGATGTGCAGCATCTGGCGGACCAGGGCGGTACGGGCGGGAATGTCATCGGAGCCGGGGATGAACTGGTGGCCCGTCATCTGGGCCCGGATGCCGCGGTCCCGGAGTTGCTCCGAATACAGGTCGCACGGCAGCCGGCCGGACCCCAGGTCCCGGAGCGTGCCACCGTGCATGTCCATGATCAGTGCGTAGAAGTGCTGGTCCTGGGCCTTCTTGGCAAACTCCTCGCCCCAGATCAGGGCGTTGGCGTTGCGGATGTACAGCTCGTCATAGATGAGCAGCATCTTCTCGTCGGGCGGGACGGCACCGAACAAGCATGCCATCACTGTGTGGCCAGGGTCGATGGACACGTAGCGGGTCCACTCCGGTGGAATGCCGGACGGCAAGGCGTCCCGGGGGAACATGTGGACCGTTGGATTGAAGGACGGGTACATCAGGATGGAGTCCTGGGTGAACTCGCCCTCCGCCCGCATGCGAAGCTCGTCTATGCCCAGAGAAGACCAGCGGGAGATGTTCTTTTCTTTTTCTTCTTGATCTATATGGTCGTTATCAAGGAATCTGAAGGTGAACTTCTTGATGCGGGGCGGATCTCTCCGCTCCTCCAGTTCCTTGTCGGCCCGCTCACACAGCCCCAGCAGGGCATCGTTCTTGGAATGTGGCATCGCACTCCACAGCATGCGGCCTTTACGGTCAGCAAGACGGGCCTGCATCTCCCCCACCCACGCGGGGTTAGATATATCCTCGTCCAGGTGTACTAAGTCGGCCTGAAAACCTTGCGGCGGCTCACCTTCTGAGGAGAAGAAATGAACCGTCCAGCCGTTCGACAGGACGACACGCTGGCAGTAGCCGGCGTTCTTCAGGACCCAGGATGTCTCTTCTACGAACCTGGGCGGGACCAGCGGGGGGGCGGGCTTGGCCTCCGGCTTTCGCTCGGCGTCTGTGACGGGGTTGAAGGCTCGCCACGCTCCAGTCTCTAGGTCCTTGATGATCTTGAACGCCCCGGCCTTGAACAGCATGGGGTAGCAGACCAGGCCAATGTGTGGCCAGTTCCTGCCGATCACCACCAGGTTCCCGCCCTCTGCGGGGTACTTGCCGTACGGGTCCTGGCCCGTCAGGGCACGGGCGTCCTCTACGAAGGTGCTGAGGCTCTTGCCGGATCGGTTACCGCCAAGCACCACCCGCTCGGAGGCCAGACAGGCGTGCATCTCCTCCTGGTGCGGCATCGGCTTGTACAGCCGGAGTGCCTCTATCTTGCGGCTCTTCAGCTCTGCCTGAACCTCCTTTAGGACGTTCAGGCGGTGCTGGGTAATGCCAGGAACAACCGGAGGCTTCGGCTGTTCAGGTATCTTGCGCGGGTGCTTTTTCACGCTTCTCCGGGGCCGGCAGGGCGTTGATCACAGTCGCAGTCTCTAGCAGCCGCTGCCGCAGCTCGTCGTCCAGCTCTTCTTCAGACCAGTGCGACAGGGGTTTCTTCGCCCCGCCCATGGCCGTGTTGTTCGTCACCAGTCGGACCATCGTTTCCAGCATCCTGGTCCGGTGAGCGCCGCCAGGAGGGGAGTCGTAATACTGCTTCATGAACAGGTTGCTGAACCCAGCCACGCCGCCCATGTACTCCAGGATCGTCTCCACCAGCTCGGCTGAGTGGGGGACGTTGCTCCCTCCCAGGCGAGCCACCTGGCAGAAGGCGTCCACCGCGTCGGCTTCAATCCGATCCAGCCGCTCATCCTTGCCCTTTTTCCTTCGCTTCCGCTCCCGCTCGGAGCGGCAGGTCTTGCACATGGCGTGCCGCCGGCCGTCTTCGGCCACATGGAAGGCATGGGCCGGCAGCTCCTTCTGGCACTTGGTGCAGCGTTTGGTGCCGTCCATGCGTCACACTTGCGTCATCCAGACGTTGCCTTCGACGTGCGGCGTGATGCCGGAATCCTTCACGGCTCGCCGTACGTCAGGAAAACAGCCGTAGTCATGGCCCGCCAAGACATGCTTGGCCTTGGGCCTCCAGGCTGCGATGTCGGCCTTGACCGATTCGTAGTCATGCTCGGCATCGATGTAGACCAGGTCAAACGACTTGTCGGGATACTGAGCAGACGCCTTGAGGGAGTCCTGCTTCACATAGGCAATCCGGTCCCGGTACGGGGCCGTGTTGCGCATGAACACCTCAAACGGCGTCCCACGGGAACCGTCGTACGCCTTGCAGCCGTCGTCGTTCTTTGAGCCCTCCCACGTATCCACGCAGGTCACCTTGGCCCCAGCCTTGGCCATGATGATGGCACTCCTGCCGGCCCATGAACCGACCTCACACACCGTTGGTGCGTGGCCGTGGTCTTTGATGAACTGCGTCACCATGGCGGCCAGGGCGTTGGCATCCTCGCCCGGAAGCTCCATCCCCATGCCATCGAACGGCTTGGGCAGCTTGTCCAGGACCGGGGATTTGAAGTCAACAATCTTGACTCCACTTTCTACATTCGCCTCCCAGCAGTCTTTCATCTTCTTGGACACCCCCTCGGCGGTGATCACCTGGGGCTTGCCCACGCACTTGGGTTTCCAGTGACCGGCCCAAGCGTCCCAGTTGCAGTAGACCGGGTTGAAGCCCAGCTTCTGCGCGCCCACCAAGGACACGTCCCGGGTCATAGTCACGTCTTCAGTGGACGCCTTCTCGGCGGCATACATGTCCTTCCACTCGTAATAGAACCATGGCTTGTCTTCCGGGGTCTTGGGCTCAGTGAGTTCAAAGACCCGCATGTCGTACATGATCAGCCCGGTGGGAAGCGCAGCGCACTCCTGGATGCCGGCCATCTTCACGGCCGTGTGCCGGTCGTACATCTCCAGCTGGAAGTCTGGCCCTGGGTTCTGGGACTGGAGGTTGTTCCATCGGAACACATACACGCACTCCACAGGGGGCGGGCCGCAGTAGGGCACCCCGATGACGCACGGCCCCTTGTGGTAGTGGTTGACGAAGAAGTCGAACGACGAGTCGAAGAACGGCTTGGCGTCCGGCTGGCCGGCGAGCATGTCTGGCTTCATGTCGCTGTCCACCATGATGAGACAGTCCACGCCGAACTGACGGGCCTGCATGACTGCCCGGTTGCGAGTCATGGTGATCGGCGTGTCGGCCAGGTTCCAGATGCGGATCTGGTCGATCCGGGGATCCTTGGAGGCGTTGGCCACCAGCGGGACCATCCACTCTCGGATGTCGGGGACTTCAGAGGAAATCCCGCCGTTGCCGCCGTAAGAGAACGTAACGATGCCGACGTTAAACTTTTGCTGCATGTGTCACCTTAGGGGGGGGAGGTGGACAAGTATATAGGACTGAACAGATGGCCGCTAGCGGATTCAGGGGGCTCGCCGTTTGTTCCGGGCCCTGGCCAAGTTGGCAATCGGGCTGCCCGTTGCAGTCCAGGAGTCGTCTCTGCCCCTGGACTTCCACTGCTCGGCTACCATGGCGTCGTAGACCCGCTGGTGGGCAGGGGACAAGGGCTTGGTCTGCGTGTTCGTCGTCGCCCTAATCTGGTTCCACTGGTCGGTGGCTGACGGAGCCTTGGGCTTGGCGGCCTCCATCTCCTGCTTGGCCCGCCTGTCCAGCGAGGCAGACCTCGCCTGGTCCAGGTACGCCGCCTGCTTTTGTTCCAGCCCCCGCATGGTTGCGGCCTGGTCCTGCATGGGCATTTCACGGTTCACCCAAGCAGTGGCGTCGGCCGGCGACATTCCATAGTCCCGCTGGAGGGCCTGGGAGGCTTGGGCGCGCTCGGTCATGCGGCTCTTCATCTGCTCCATGGCAGCGCCAATGTCCTGCCGGCGTTGCTGGGCGCCGGGAGCCGTGGACCGATCCAAGCCCTGCGCCATGCCAGCCAGATCCTGGTACTGAGACACTGCCCCACGGATATCCGCAGGCAGGCCAGCCAGTGCTTCCGGCCGGACCAGCGTCCCGCCTTGGCTGTTGTTAATCAGCCCCAGCATCAGCTCGTCCGTGGACGCTCCAGGCTGGAGGTTGGCACGGCGGTACAGGTCGTTCACGGCCTCCTTCTGCTTGATCTCCGTCTGCTGCTGGCGGAACTGCTCGGCAGTCGGCGGGCGATTGCTGGGGCGGGCGACCGGCATGTACGGAGTGGACGAGCCGTAGGGGTCTTGGGCGGGCTGGGCCTGGCCGGGGTAGGTAAATCCGCCGCGAGCGTCTGGAACGTCAGCCCAGGGGTCTTGGGCGGGCTGGGCCTGGCCGGGGTAGGTGAACCCGCCGCGTGCGTCTGGAACCTCTGGCTTCCCGCCGGCCATCCGTACGTCCGGCATGCCGGGGCCAGACTGGTAGTAGTCCACTACTCCGTCGCTGTCCGCGTCCAGCATGTCCCGG